TGGTGGTGTTGAAAAACACCTGGTGCTCTAGCTTTTATTTTGCTCGCTAGAGTAAAGCATCAAAAAATTTTTTTAATCTACCTCTGCCATTGCATCACTTATTTGTTTTTTATATTTTTGCTTGAAGGTTTCTATTAATTTTTGGTCTGGTTCTATACAACTTTTTTCTTCTAATTGTTTTTTTCTTTTAGTTATTGCTTTTGCTTGTTTTTCTTTATATTTTTCTATATTGCTTAATTTTTTCTTTTCTTTTTTAACTTTTTCTTTTTTCTTGCTTTTTTCTACTGCAGCATCGTAATTTCTATACATTCCTGGATACCCTTGTTTTTCCCAATCTTGATCGTACCCATATTCTTTATCGGTTTGTCTTTTAAATTTTTCCATCTCGCTACCGGTTAATGGTCCAATACCTTGTTGTTGCTGCTCTCTCAAATATAAATCTCTTCTCCTATTACCTTGTTCTATTGCTGCAATTCTTTTTACTTGTATTACCATTTGTCTTATAGTAAAACCTTCTTTGGTCATCTCTCTTACTTTTACCTGCTCCTCGAAGCTTAATGGTCTACCTGTTTCTTTTGCTACTTCTTTAATATAGTTTTGCATTTTGAAGATTGTTATTTTTTGTCTTAAATTAGTTGTATATTTTTTGGACAGTTTTTGGTTTATTATATAGAAATTTTTATTTGCATAGGGACCTGGTTCGCTTTTTTATTGGTCTAAATATATAAAATTTTTACAGTATATGTATAAGCAAATTTGTCTGCATATAAAATAACATGAGGAAAAAGGTTAAAGTATCCTTAGTTGGGTATTTTAATTTTTTTTGGTGGTGTTAAAAAACACCTGGTGTGGAGCCGATGACTCCTGGTGGTGTAGGATCTAACCTACTGTAAAGCTTACAAATTATATTACTTGTGATCTTGTTTAAATTTTTTTTTTATAAATCGTCTTCATTAATTGTATAAGCAGATTCTCTTGTTACATATTCTTTAATTTGTTCTACTGTATCCCAATAAGTTACCCAGGCACCTCCATTTACTTGTTCTACTGCATCTCTAGGATCCATTATTTCTGCTTCTGTTTCACAAAAAATTGCATCTGGTTCAAAGCTGTAACATTTATTTTCATAGTCGCCAGTAATCATATTTCTTTCATATACAGTTCTTTTAAAATTACCAAAGGAATCTGCTAATTGAAAATCAGGATCTGGTACTACCTCATTTATTGTTTCATCGAATCTGGTTGCAAACATATGATTACTTTCTAAATCTTCAAATAATTGTCTTAAATCTCTTCTATTCATATGACACCAGAAAAATAATCTTCCTATACCATTAACTACTGCAGGATAATACCAATACGTTAATACACTTTCATTTACAAAACCAGTTGATACTGCACCACTACCTAATTTTTCATTGATAATTTGCATGTAGCTATTAGGAACCATATATTGTATTATTAATGATGCTGCAGTTTCAGGTACAAAACAATTAATTACTTGCCATTCGGATCCATAGGTAGCATATTTTTGAGGAAAATTAATTAGTGCAGGTTCATATATTATTGGTGTTGTTTTTTTTGTGGCTGCTTTTCTCCATGCTCTTGCTATTTTTCCTACTGCACTATTTCTAAATCCGGTACAGGTGATGCAGTAACATAATTTAGGATTGCCAATTTCAGGTACTTGTTTTTCTTCAGTAATATCAGCTAAGATTGCTCTTGCCATTTATTTAAGGTTGTTTTTTAAAATTAAGATTAAAATTTAAAGTTAGAAAATTGCTTAAAATTGTTTTAAAGTTTTTTATGAATTTTTTTTGTTAAGAATTTATTTCCTTATATACATTTTATTGAAATTTCGAACCAACCCACCATATAGATATGCTTTTTATTGGCCTAAAATATAATTAAAATTTTTACAGCAATATATATAATCACGTCAAGTTTTTTTTGTTTCGGTTTTTAGAGTTACACACACTCTTGAAGAAATCATTGCAAATTCATATCTTGCCTTTTTTTTCGAGAGCCAAAAAGAGAAGGGGTCGACTTGTATCTTCCTCTTCTTTTTTTATTTTTGGAGGTGTTGAAAAACACCGGGTGTGGAGCCGATGGCTCCTGGTGGTGCAGGACCAAACCTGCTGTAAAGCTACAATTTTATATTACTTGTGGTCTTGTTTAAAATTTAAAGATCAGATGGTTCATATTTAAATTCTGGTGGTGAAACTAAAGTAGGATTAGGGAAGCTGTCTTCTATATTTGCTATTGTTTCTTCTACTACTGTTCTTGTATAATTCATTTCACTAAGATATTGATATATTAACCAAGGTGCTCTAATAATTCTATTTTGGATGTTGCGCCAATATTTACTTTCACTTTGTTTTAATTGTTTTAATTGTCTTGTTTCACTTGGTGCAATTACATATGCAGGTAATATTGTTAACCATTTTAATCTATTTTGGAGGTTTACATGATAAGGAATTATTACTTGGTTAATTTCTCTTGCTTCCATTGATACTGCATCATCGGTAATTAAATATACCATCCAATCAGGTAAATTAGTTGCTTCTTGTATTGCTGCTGCTACTGCTTCAGTTCTTTGTGTTGCTTTAATTAAATGTTGCATTATTAAAATTAGTTAAAGTTAGAGTTAAAATTGCTTATTAAAATTAAAGTTAAAAATTAAAATTGTTTTTATGAATTTTTTTGTTAAGTTTTTATTTCCTTATATACATTTTTATTGAAAAATCGAACCAACTCTCTACTAAGATGATGTTTTTATTGGTGTACAATTGTTATTAGCTTCTTCATACATACATACAATCAAGGGACTTTGTCCCGTAGTAGTATCTTTTTTATCATGATATCTTTGTAATTGCACTTTTTATATTGTTTATATGCTTCATTTAATTTAAAAATGGTGGTGTTGAAAAACACCTGGTGGTGGAGGCTTGCGACTCCTGGTGCCCTAGCTTTTGTTGCTGCTCACTAGGGTAAAGCAATTGATACAGTACCAATTTAATTTTTAACTTGTTTATTTAACCATTGGTTGTAATTAATTAAAGAGGGTCTTGGTATATAACTTGGTAGTGGAACAACTATTTTTGTTACTTCTTCCATTGCAGGTATTATTAAATTTTCATATGCTTTTAATTCTGCACTTTTACCCCATAATAAATTATTACAAATATCTTGCCACATTCTACATTCTTCTTTAGCAAACCAAATGACATATTCTCGATCATGTTTTATTAGTGCAGGAACAGATTCAACTCTCATTGCTCTACCATTCCATCTACCTACTACCATGTGTATATAATAAGGAAGTATTGTACTTAAATCACGATGCATTGCTAATAATCTTTCTGCACTATTACATTCCATTGATGCTGTATAATTACCAATTATTGCTGCTACTTCCACTGGTACTGCAACAACTGCTGCAACTACATATTTAATTGATGCTGCTCTACCTTGTTGTACTGCTACAGGTATATTAATTGAGTTCATTATTTAAGATTGTTTTTTAGTTAAGATTGATTATTAAAATTATTTTTTAAGACTTAGTAATTTTTTGTTAAGTTTTTATTTCTTTATATAGATTTTTATGGATTTTGCGGACCAACCCACTAGTAAGGTGATGTTTTTATTGGTTAAAATATATAAAATTTTAATTATATATAGGTTATTTTTTCTTATAAATATGTAGATTGCCATAAACGAATAAAAACTTGTAACAAGATTTTTTGGTGGTGTTGAAAAACACCTGGTGGTAGCAGCTAGCGCCGCTTGGTGTGGGTCACTTTAAAGACATAACCCTGGTCTTGTATTAAATTTAATTCATTTCCGGTGGTGCAACATATTTTAATATTGGTAGTGGATCAGTACTGTACCCTCCATTACTAAAATTCATTTCTTGGTCTGCCTCTTCTATTAACATTTGTAGTCTATCTCTTAAAGGTTGTGTATGCTTGTAATATTTAATACATGCTCTAACATCTTTTTTAGAATTTTCATTATTTAACCATCTGTAATATTCATATTTTTCAGCTTGCATTAATAAATTATTTATTGGTTCATAAGCTTCATCGGACCATCTCTTTAAATATCGAAAAATTGCTACCATATTTTTATGTAACTCTATCATATCTTTTAGGTCTTGTGTTTCTGATGTTACAACATAAATTGCTATTACCTTTGATACTGCATCAAGTACAGGTGATGCTGCACCAACTGCTTGACTTACTTGGTTAATTCTTGCTAATTGTTGAGGATTCATTATTTTATTGTTTTTAATTAACTTAGAATTTTTGTAAATTTTTTTTGATAAAGTTAGGTTTCTTATATACTATTTGCGAACCAACTTCCCTTAAAGGTAGTGCTTTTATTGGTCAAAAATTTAAATTGTTTTTTTTTACCTTAACCTTAAAGAAGAAAAAATGTTAGGAAGACCAATGTTAAGAGAAAAGCCACCTAATTATTGTACCGTATTAGGAAACAGGCCACCATTATCAAATTATCTTAGATCACATATTAGTCCTAGTACCTATAATATTAGAGGAACCAAATACTTTGAATTAGTTGCTAGTGCTAGACTTACAGGATTACAAGAAGGAAAACCATATCCAAGTCCTTCTAAATCACCTGTAATACCTCATGATTGGCAATTATGTTAAAAAAAAACAGATATTTAAATTTTTACAGTATATAATGCTTAAACAATTTTAAAAAACATGTCCACTATATTCCAATTATACGATTTACCTTGGCCTAAATGTGTAGCTAGGGTTTCTCAACAATTGCATGAAAAAAGAAGAATCTTAACTTATAGTTTAAAATATTATGATGTAGTATTAATGGTTCATAAATTGCTTATACCTCCAGAAATATTAGATTTTATTATAGATTTAACGATAGGATTAGAAGAATGGTGTGAAATAGATGAACTTTATGAATTTCTGCATTGTTATCAATTTAAAAAGGTTTTAGATGATTTATGGAGTGATTTGGTATTACATAATTTAGATGGCTGTTGTAATTCACCACAAGCAATAAGAATTAAATATATGCCGTTTTTATCTGCTATAGAACTTCATGCCTTTAGTAAAGAATTGATTATGTATAGATCTCCTCACTTAAGCTTTGCACAATCGATAATGAGAAGGTTATATGCAATTAGAACAAAACAAAAATATTGGATGTTAAAAAATGAAAAGATATTACAAAAAGAAGAAAAGAAAAGAATCAAAGCTATAATTATGTTTAGACAAGATAAAGAATTAGTAAATTGGTTATTGGATTTAGTGGGCTTTGTATGTTCAGGATCACCAATTAGTTTCGATATGCATTTTATAATTAATAATAAAGCTTCATTAAGAAAAAAGATCGGCAAATAAAAAGTTGTAGTTTAAGTTCCTTTCTCCATCTTAAGGTTATATTCCATTTTTTTGCAGTTTAATTGATTTAAAATTAAGATGAGTAACTTAACCACTGTAGAATCTTTTACAGGAAAATTAAATAAATTTGAAAAGAAAATTGTAGAAGAAGCAATACTTAAAAAGAAAAATATAGGTGAAATATTAAACGATATAGCATTAGCAAGACAACCTTCTACAAACAAATTACCTTCTAAACCATATCCATTAAAAAGACAAGTAGCAAAACCAGATATCAATTAAATTCAATAACTTTTTTACAGTTATATTTGATTAAAAACTTTCTTTATTTTTAAATGGCTCATATTTTAGCACAAATTGCACCCTCTAGAGGATTTGGTTATCATCAATATTGTAATTTTGGACAGAAACATAAAAATTTAAGTTATTATGACATTGCTAATAAATGCGATTATGCTTACCTTCGCTGGTGTCTTAATTACGATCCTATTGATAAGAAGACTGGGCAACGCAAACAATTCTTTATTAGTGACACTTGTTTCCCTCATATTCGTGCTGCTCTTGGAAATGAAAAAAGCAAAGTACCATGGAACAAAATATATTCCGAACCAGACCCAGAAGGAAAAATGGTTATGAAATATGTTTCTAAAGATGAAAACGATCAAGAAATATCTGGTCCTGATATAGAAATGAAATTTTGTATTGGTTGTAGCAAAATTAAAAGCTATTTATTATTTACGGAAGGCAATCATGATTTATGTAGAGTTTGTTATCATAGAAGACAAACCATGGTATTTAAAAGACAAAATGAAAAGTTTAATCCAAATGCAGAGAAACAATATAACAACAATAACAACAATAACTATTCACAATTTCACTGGCCTAAACAAGAAAAGAAACCATATGTATACAATAAATATCCACAAGCTACAATACATGAAGACAACGAACACCCAGAAAATCAAAAATAAAATTAATCAAAAATCTGCAGCTTATATTGAACTAAACTATTCTATTTTAACAACAATATATAGCAATCATGAGTTTAAGTGCAATATATGAAGATTTTGATGAAGAAAACAAAGATAACAAACAAAACAACTTTGATATATCTAAAACAATGCAAAAGGTATTACATCTTACATCCAATCTTGAAGAAGACAAATCTAAAAGAACCAAAGTAGCTTATTTGCCAAAAGAAATAATGGGTTTTATGAATGATCTTAAATTAAATAAAACTGTGCTTAGAGGTCAAGACCATTATACAACTATAACATATAAAGATAGGGTAGTGCAAATAGAAACACCAAAATGTTTATTCATGTTTGGTTTAGAAAAGTATCGAAATCCTGAAGGTAAATATGACAAGTACAGTATACATCTATCTTTACGTGAAATATGTCGTGATGCTGAAAACAATGTAAGGGAATTTAGATACTTATTAGAAAATCTTGATCTATTTGCAATGGGAGATAAATTTGATGAACCCAATTTAAAATATTGGTCACCTATAAGACCTAATCATAAGCAAGAAAGAAAACCTCCTGTATTACGTGTTAAAGTTCCTAGTGATGCAAGCCGATTAAAAATCACAATGGCAACTGAGGATGGTAAAGTTTCATATTATCCATTAGTAAGTGAATTTGAGAAGATATTTCATCACCGCAATGAAGTTAAATGTATTCTTCAAATCAATCCAGTATGGTATGCAGGTAATAAATTTGGTATCAGTTATAAATTAATTAAGATACAGCTAGCAGATTCAGGTAGAAGAGATATTGAGTTTAGAAATTAAAGAAAACAAAAATCTTAAAATTTAAATAAAAATATAAAAATAAAAAATCTTAAAGCAAAAATCTATATTAAGAGAAGGGATTAACGTTTCTTCTCACACCAGGTGTCATAGTACACCAATTTTTTTTTGCAGTTATATTGTTTAAAATTTAAGATGAGCAAAGTTCAATCAGTTCATTTCTCTAAACAACACTGGACAGCTATATCGTCCAAAGCTAAATTAGATCAAATGGGTCATAAACCTATAAAACCTGTACATGCAACATCTAATTTTTATGAATATAGATTAGAGCTACCAGAAAAGTTTCACCATTTTGTAATTAAAAAGAAAACACCTGGAATTCAATTAGTAGTAGGATTTTATGCACCTAAAAAGAAAGAACCACTTAAAGAAGATAAAAAGAAAAAAGAAAAGAAAGAAAGAAAGAAAGCTATAAAATACGATCTATAAAAAACATAGTACACCTTAATTTTTGAATTAAAATTAAATCGAAATTATAAACCTATATATTGAATAACAATTTGTAATTTTAAAAATGAAACAATTTATACCTAACGTAAATGGTGTAAAATTGAAATCTTACAAGAAACGAAAACCAGAACCAAACTGGGAACAAAGAATTGTAGATAAAGCAGAAATATGTAAACACAATAGAAATATAGATCCTATATATGGTGAAGTGTATTGTAGTAAATGTTTCGCTATATATGATTATTGGTATGTCAAGGATCCAGAAGATAAAGGAAGCAATACTATGATTGTTTGGAATAGAAAATATGATAAAACTAGATGGACCACCTATAGTTTAGAATATATGCAAGGAAGTAAAAATGACGATCTTACTGCACAATTATGGTTAGAGCTTATTAGAGATGTTCCTGATCCTTTTCGATGGTATGACGTGTATAAAGCTTTTCAGAAGAATCAATTATTAAAATATTGGATTGCATTTGGAAGTTTTATTGGTATGAAGATAAAATTAAATCGAACTATAATGGATTATTTTAACAAGTATATGGAGATAGGTCACGGCAAATATAGTATATCTTATTTCTACCTGTTATATAAATTTACTCAATTATTTGGTGAAGAAGGAGATGAGCAATATATTCCATTAAAGAATTCAGCTGCTTGGTGTAAAAAGACTGATATATGGTGGAAAGAAATATGTGAAAAAGAAGGATGGAAATTTATACAGACTAAAGTGTATAAGATAAATTGGGATAAAGAACAATTCCTAAAGAAATATGCGTTATCGGTTAAAAGGTACATAGCTGATGCGTTAACCTATTCTTAGATGAAACACACTATGGAAAACAATGCCTATACAAAAATTCAAAAAAATAGTTTAAACTTTAAGATTTTATTCTACCTTAAGGAAGTTCCATTTTTTTTTGGTAGATCATACAGAATCAGCGCTTTCTGAATCATTTTCTAACTCTGGCATATCGAATACATTGCAAAGACGTTCAAATTGCTTTAAGTTAGGATCATCAGCTTCACTATCTTCTGTCTCTTGCACTGTGTTTAAACAGGTAATTTTAACTTGAGATATTAATGTTTCTTCTACTTTTTGGATCTCAGGTTTTGGTAGTGATTTTATAGAAGCAGATCTTAATTCTTTATATTTGTCCCATAGATAATCTTCCTTATCCATTAAATAGTTTTTGACAGGTTCTATAATAGTTTTAGATTTTTCAAATAATTTCCACATTAACACTTTACCTTTTACAGGATGAAATTCAGATGGTTCAATCAATATTTGTGGTATAATCTCAACAGGTATAGCTTTAAGTTCATCTAATATTGAATCCACAGAACCTAAATCGACTAAATCGCAATCTATATCCCAATATAAATATCCAAAGGAAATGTTACCCTTATCTGGACAACGTTTTCTATATTCTTTGTGATATTTTCGGTCATAGATCATATTCCAAGGTCCTGTCCCTAGTTTGCATCTTCGGAATCTAAATTGCCAGAACATGCAATAACTTACATTGATGATTGCCATTCCTGTTTTGACTTGAGACAAATAATGTTCGGGAATAGAATTGACACCTCTCATAATAGGATTTTTAATCTCTAACAATATTAATTTGTCATCTATTACCATTAAACCATCTGGACTATAACACACAGGAAGATAAGTATGTGGTATAGATCCAAACTCATATATAGTACCATACATTTTTTCTATAAAGATTTTAGATACAGGTTCAAATAAATGACCCCACTCTGTAAAATCACTTCTATAACTTGTATTCACTACCTTCTTGTGAACTAGGTCATCCCAGTCCTCATTTTTATTTTCACCCATTACAGTGCCTATTTCTGATCCACCAAAACTGTAAGATCGAGATTCCAGCCATTCTTTTGTTCCTTGTAAGGCTAAATGATTAAACTTATTTTGGTAATATGCTAGTTTGTGCATATTTTATTATCGTTCACCTCGCTTGTTGTTTAAATTTTGGAAAAGTTTCTGAATCATATAGACTGTATAAAAACAACTAATCATATTCTCTTTTTCATTTTAGTTCTTGTCTTTTGTTTTTTTTTCAAGACTTGTCGTTGGGTATATCGTGGTAAATAAAAACATAGAGAAAAATACAATGTTTATGTTATTTCTTCATACAATGTTTGTGTTTGTCTTAAGATCGTTTATATTTACAATAATGTACTCGCTATCTATAACAATATCAATTGTCTCTAATATTTCGCATTGTTCTTTTTTCTTCTTTGGTTTATACTTTTTCCTCAACTTTGGAAAATTTTGGATTCTCCTTGTTCTTTTCTTCAGTAATAACTTGTGAAATTCTATTTCCTCAGGGTTTTTGTCCCCCATTACTTAATTAAACTGCAAAAAAAAGATAGAAATTTTTCCCTTTAAGATTTTTTATATTTTTAAAACGTTTTTATAGATTTTTATTGTTTATTGTTTTTAAGATGTAGATACTTTTAATTTATGAGCTACAGAATCCCATACATCATTTAATATAGTTTTTATAGTTGCAATATCAGCTTTCATTGCAGATATATTAACATCATCAGTTGCAATTACAATTCTAGGACAAGCATATCCATAAGGTTCAGAACCACCTGGAATTGTATATGTAGGATCTGCTGCAATATTTCCACTACCAGTTGCAACAAATGCATTGTAAGCTCCATCATCCCATCTAGAAAAACCTATACCTAATGGACATTGATTTATAGCAGATCTTGTACAAATAGCACCATTAGCAACAGAGCCCATTACAACATTTTGAGTTCTAAGATATAATAGATTTGTATCATTAGTGGCAGATACAGTTCTTATTGTGCCTGTAGATAAATTACCTGAAGATGTATCTATTGAATTACCTTGAATTTTTGTAATATCACAAGAAGGATTTCCGGCATTGTTTAATGTTAATGGTGCAAATTTTCCATCCAATTGTGCTCCTCCCATTACAAAACATTTTGTAGTTCCTGGTGTATTAATATCAGTTAACGTTCCAGTAGTGTGAATAGGGCCTTTCATAGTATCATCATTTGCTATAGTAAATCTTTGACATCCATCTGAATTATTTCCACTATTAACTGCCATTGTAACTCCATTAATTGCATTGGTATCTACTTCTAAATGATGATTAATTTGATCTACACATTCTGCTATAACTCCTGTATTAGTGATTACATCCGCTGTATTAGAGGCAGTATCACTAGTATTTGTAACAATAGAAGTAAGATCGGTACCTGAAACATTAAGACCTCCAGTTAAAGATGTATTTAAAGTATCTAATTTTGAAATAAGTTGTTTAGAATAATTATTTTGGTTCATCTTAAATCAGAAATAACTGTAAAAATTCAAGCAGTTAAAATTCAAGCGGTTTGTTCTATAATTAAATACCATTGACCACTTAAAGGAATAGGAGTATCTTGATGCATTCTTCTTATTTGCATTGTTAAAATATTAGTGGGACTTCTTATAGCTAGATTTTGACCTAAAAATTCACTATCTTTGGTAGAAAATAATATACTAGGATAAGCACCATGAGTTGTAGTTAATTCTGAATTTGCTTCTTCTATATAAACAAATAAATATTTTGGATCTATAGTCATGTTAGTATTAGCAATGGAAATAGTATTCACATTAGCAATAGTTGTATTTCTATTAAAAGCATAAGCGCAAGTAGATTCAACATCACCTAATAAAAATTGTACTACATTAGGAACACCTGTAAAAGCGAAATGGAAATGATTATCACTAAATGTCACTGCAACTGTAACATCTACAGCACCTGTTGTGTCTGATTTTATTTCATCTAGTTTTTCCTGTATATTACCTTCCCATAATGTTTGTATTTCTGTATAATTTACTGTATTTCCTAATGAATAATCTAAAGAAACAACTTTGGAATGGTTTAATTCATCATCAGGGAAATTGATTTTAAGATTGTTTGTTCCAGACCATATCCAAGGGTAACTTTGTGTTTCCATAGTTTGTGCTACTACTTTAAATGAACCCTTTAAATTACGACCAAGCTGCCATATACCATTTGAACTATTACCTAAATTATAATCTTCGGAATGAATAAAAATCATTTTAAAAAATTCTTTTATAATTGTTTTTAAATCAATTAAACTGCAAAAAAGATAGAAAAATTTGCTTTAAGATTTTATTTTTTTGTTTTTATTGTTTTTTATTGTTTTTTATTTTTTTAAGATTGATAATATTGCATTTTTTTATTTTTTTGTTTAAGCATTCATTATTCCATATCCAGCTGCACCCATTCCACCTGTTCCTACATCTGGTCTCATCATATCAAAATCAGCTGCTATTTTCAACATTTCTTGAGTTGCTGTACCATCTGCTCTTATAATTAATCTATTTTTATAGTAAATACAAGTTACAACCACTTCTGTATTAACACCAGCACCTGCATTACCTCCTAAGTTTTCTGGAGTAGCTACACCTGGTGCCATAGTAGGATTTCTCCACCAATTAACAGCATCAAAACTAAATCCTAAAACACAAGGATTAGAATAACCTGGACCATATCTTACACCATAATCTTCAGGTTGTAAACAAGCTACGCAACAATATTTTCTCCATTCATCATAACCCATAATTTTATTATCACTGTGTTTTAATAATTTTTTCCATTTGTTATATAAATCAATGCTTTGTACTTGATTCATTTTACCAGAAGCATTATCTATATTTAAATTAAAATTAGTAATTTCCATATTGTAATCATCTGGTGTATCGCAAGTATAACTATTAGAAGAATATTTCATATATATTAATAATAAATCAGGTATTCCTTCTATGGATACATTATATTCTTGAGGTCTAGTTGTATATGTAACACTATGAACTAAAGCAGCAGCACCAGCCATACCAGCAGCATTAAATTCAACTACTTTACTCCATGTTGTAATTTTCTTATAAGGTAATGATATTTCTCTTGGTATTTGCATTGACATTGGAGGAGTATACCATCTTAAATATAAAGTACAATTACAATTTGTAAAATTATATGTAAAGATATTAGCATTTACATTTTGTCTACCTATATTTTCTATAAAATTAGCAAGAAAGTTTCCTTGTATTTGCATTTGTGTTATATTAGGTATTACTCCAAATATTTCATCATTACTATACATTTTAAATAAAGGAATAGCTAATCTTTCATATACAGTAATTTTATAAGTATTTGTAGCACCTGTAGCACCCAAAGCAATACCAACAGCAGCATTAGAAGCTCCACCACCATTACTAACTCTTGCTTGTTTAGCGAATTTTTGTACTCTATGATCAAAACCTGGATTATACCAATCATATAAATCCAATACATTTTTATATAAAACATTATACAATGTAGCGTTAGTATCAGCAGGTGTAGGAGGTAAATACCAATTTTCAACAATATTAACTGATAATTTAGTATTTGTACCAAGAGCAGCAGCACCAGCAGCAGCAGCAAGTAAAGCAGCATTATAACCAGGTTGAAATACAAATGTATTAGGAACTTGTGATGCATAACTTGTAGCTGATGTTGAAAGAGCTGCAGATGTATGTGGAGCGTATAATTTATTTTTTGTATTATGACCATGATTACCTTCTTCAAATCTTCCTCCAGAGGTTGAAAATTCATGTTCTGCTTGATCATTAGAAATATATAATCTGTTTAATTCATCTATCCATTGGCAAGGTCTTACATTCAAAGTAGTATTATTAATCATTACACTTAAATTTTGAGTTGCTCTTTGAACTACGAAACCAGATCTTAATGCAAATCTATTATTATGTATTGGAAACATAGCAGCAGCAGCATCTCTAGCATTACCATGAAAAGCTCCTTTAAATGAATCATTAGCAGTTTCCACAAAATTAATTTCATATCCAATCCATAAATCTGTATCTAATAAAGCTTTTGTACCTGGTGTTTTAATATTAAATTGATAACCATTTATTGTATATTGATCTGCCAAAATTTGTTGATAATAAACTTCTAATGGAACTTCAGCAATTGATCTCTGAAATTCATTAAAAACTAGTTTGACACTTTTATCGACTTCTGTCATTGAATCTTTTTTAAATTTGTTTTGAAAGAATCTAAAATTTCTATAAGTTGTTTTTAATTTTTAATAAATTAATTTTTCTTATACAATAAAAATGCAAAAATTTAAGGTTGGAATTTACATAAAAGATTGTTGCGATATTAAGGTTTTTGGAGCAACTTCGTTGCGATATTAGTATCGCGCAAAGCGCTCTTTTTTATTTTTATATTTTTTTAAAATTAAATTGTTTCTTATTGTGCAGGTTCTTGCTCTTGTTGTCTAGCTGAATAAATTGGTCTTTTTCTAACGGTTTGAACTGTACTATGAACATCTTTAGCAGCTTCAATATATTTTTGTGCTTGAGGTAAATGTGTTTCTATAGCTTTATCAATACTTTGTTTAGCCATATTTTTAAGTCTATCTCTATCTTGAGGTGTAGAATCTTCTCTAACAGCATCAATAGCAGCATCTACAAAAGGGTTTACAGCATCATCTAACTGGTTTGCTGTTTCTAAAAATCCAGATATACCTTCTTTATAATCTCTTAATCCAGGTAATTCTAATAATAAATCTTTATTTCTATTAACTAATCCTAATGCAGCTCTACCAATTTTATATGCTCCACTAGCTTTTCTAAATACATGTTTCATTGCTTTAAAGAATCCACCTCCTGTATCTCCATATTGATTTTCTGCTTCTACCATTCTAGCAGCTGCATGTGTATTTGGCATATTAATAATGTTTTCATATTCTTCTTCTGGTGCTTCTAATTTTTCATTTACGTCAGTCATTTTATCCCACATAGGTGAAGGAACAGCTCCTAATAATTGCGCACTAGCTTCTCTCATTTGTTCAAATTTATGAGGTGTAACATTAGCGAGTAAATGATGATACATTTCTTTTGGATCTTGAGGTATTGATTCTGTAATAGCACCACCTGTACCAAAACCACCTCCAATAGGTAATGATCCTCCACTTCCCAAATCACCTCCAGAAATTGTTTTTAAATGATTATATAATCTAGAAGTATGAGGTAAAACTCTATTAAATATTCCTGTATGATGTTCTTGTGATAATTTATTTCCTCTAGGCCCAATAGCTCCTGCATTATTAATAAAATGATTAACGGCTGTTTTAGTGAAAGGTTCTGCTTCCATGAGTAGTAATCTTTTTTCTAAAAATCTGTTTACTATAGCTGATAGTAATTAAATTTTATTTTTTATTTTTTCTTGATTTTTGTTTATTATTGCTTAAAATTTTGATTTTGTTTTCAATCAAAGAAACTGTAAAATTATCAACGTAAATAAACAAATTTTTCAAAAAGTGATTACTATTGTTAATAATAACATTTTTTATTTTTTATCGAGTAGGTTACAAAAAATTCCAGTAATCCAACATTCTCCATTGTCTTTAATTGCTTTTCCTATTCCACAATATTCATAATCACCCACTAAATTTTTGTAATGACCTGCAGATAATTTCCAGGAGATTACAGGATTTCCTTCAGGTTTGCTATAATAAACATTTTCAGATCCTCTTAATGTTTTATTTAATTGCATTTCTATATTTTTAAATCTATCGTTCATTCCATCATGCGAAAATTTTGTTTTTCCTTGTGACATTGCTAGTGAATGATTATAAGCTTGACCTGCACATAAATTATGCCATTTATATTCTTTTAAGTTTTTGGATTTCCTTAAGGCATTTATTTCATTAAATATTTCGTTAACTGTTGGCATCTTTAAAATATAGTTGTTTAAACTGTAAAATAAACTTAAAAAATTTTTCATATAGATTTTTAATTATTAATAACTTGATTTTTATTGTTTAAGATAGAAACCTAATTTTATTTCAAAATATCCACCTAAAGGAATAGAAACAGGTCTAACATTTCCATTAATATCTACATAATGAGCCTGGCATTGAATATTTAATATAGGAAAATCACCCAACAAATCTAAATATCTTCTTTCATTAGGAACATATATAACTCTTTGTCTTAAACTGGTAGAAAAACTTGATCTTAATAAATCACCATCAGGACCATAACTTAATGAATTATTATAGGTAGAAGGAACAGAAAAATCAGTTAATACATTCATTTTTGCGTTACCTAAACTATCTGAATTAGTAGGTAAATTGGTTTCTATTACAATATGATCCAGTAAATCACCTAAATCAGCTCTAGGAAACAAACTCTCAGCTTCTGTATAAGAAGTACCATCTCCAATTTGTTGATCTGTTGACATTCCTAAAATCATATTTAAAACTCTAGGATATTCAACTTGTAACATATCAAATGTTTTACCTCCTTGTAAACCTATAATAATTATTCCATCTGCACTAATAGTATGAACAATATCAAATTTTGAATCATCATTGGGATCTGTATATTCTAAAGCACCTAATTGTTCTAATAAATGACTTAAAGACCAACATGTTAAATCCATTGCAGTTGTTTTTACTGGTAGAGCATTATTAAGTCTTGATCTTATAGTTATAACTTCACCTTGCGTTCCATCATAAAAAGGTATACCATTAAGACTAAGTTCCATTCTTTCTACAGCAACTAAATAATCAGAAGCTTTATCTACAATAGGTATATTGAAATTCGTTTCTATTTGTGTGTTAGTTACATTATCAGCACTATTTGAAGTATAAACGGCACCATTTTGAATTCCTGTATTTCTTTTGGATAAAGAAACATATACAGGTTTATATCTTGCAAAACTTGTCATCTAAAATTCTTAATTATTGGGTTTAATACAATATTAAAGGTAAAAAAAAATCAAAAATTATATTTTTACAGATTAAAAGAAACAAAAATCATTTTTTTCTAATGTCAATACAAAGAAGAGCTTTATTTATTGATGATGAGTCAAAACAAGTCATTTTTAGTGACGATCTTAATGAAGCAGCAGACGCACTAGAAGAAACAGAAAATTATGATGAAGAAAAAATACAACCTGTAATACATGATTCAGAAGCAAATTGGTTACCTGCTTTAGGTTATAGTGCTAAATTTGATGGTCATACTTATATTGCTGGAGCTACAGAATCTGGCAAATCCTATTTTATTAAAATGATGGTTATAAATGATAGATATAAAAGACAAACCGTTTTATTCACTAATCTTGCTAATTATGATGAAAGTTTTGTAGGTATTGAAGATTTAATAAAATTTGATCCTTCTACAAAATATAATTGGGAATGGGTATTACAAAATCAACGAAACAAAATTTTTATATTTGATGATATAACCAATAATAAAATGTTGGAAAATTACAAAAATAAAATGTTACTTGAAGGTAGACACACAAATACAGTTGTTATCTGTGTAAATCACAATCTTTTAGATTATATGATTACAAGACAGGCGTTAACTGATTGTCGTTATATGGTTACTTTTCCGAGCAGTAATAGAGGTAAGATTAGAAAATTTCTTAAAGATGAATATGGTCTCGATAAACAACAATTAAAAGATTTATGGAGTTATACTAAAAATAGTAGATATTTAATTATACATAGATTTGCACCTAATGCTTTAGCTAGTAAAGATTCAATTTTTAAATTGTAATAACATAGTCATTATAGATACAAGATCATCATAATTCACTTTAAAGTATTCAATTAATTTAAGGAAAGGTGCCAATTCAAGCTGTTTAAGTAACAATCTTGCTACAACCCATCTTCCACATGTATTAATATCTTGTCTTAATGCTTGTAATCTTTTAGTATTATCTACAATTGGTTTACGGGTTTGTTTAAACATATTAGTAAGATGATGTTCTTGTGTTATTTTTAATTCTTCATCCATTGTTAATCCATAGCTATCAAAATGTTCATAATGGCTTTTATGATCTATAATTAATATAAAATGGCCTACAGGTGGTTTATCTCTGCTTTCAATTTGTAATAATATAACTACAGCACCTAGTTTCATTAATTCTTCTAAACTAGGAAATTTTAGTAATTCATCATAAACAATCCATCTACAATTTGCTGCTTGTTGTGGACCTACTAATCGTTTAAGTTGATCCATACTAAGGGCGTTGTCTCTAATTTTTTCTATAATTGGATCTCCTGCTTTGTTCATCTTTTTAAATTGTTTTTTCTAAACCTTTTTTACAGTTAAACTTGTATAAAATTTCAAATTAAAAAAAAAACTAAAAAACATCTTTTAAAAATATGTATTCAACACCAGTAAAAAGTAAAAAAGATAAACTATTTGCACCAATACCTTTAGTTACAGGTCTACCTTATCCTCATTCAGGTGTTTCAATAGGTATGTCTGGATATGTAGCACCAATACCTGCTCCATCTACACCTCCTTTAGCTGCTGTACCTGTACATATATCAGGATCAGGAGCATCATCAGCACCATTAGCACCACCACCAGCTCCTAAATTAGGTCCATCTTCACATTCAGGTCTTTATGTAGTAGAAAAATCTTCAAGTCCAGTAACTCCTAGTGGCAAACATTCTCCATTTCCATTACAACCTATAAATGTTTCCAATCCATTAATAAAACTTTCATCCAATTTACCCATTATACCAGAAGAAGAAGAAAAAATGATGACAGTAGCGGAAGAAGGAACAGCTTTACCTTTAGAAGCTCCTGAATTAAGTGGTGAAACAATTAGATTACCTTCTATTAAAAGAAAACGAGAATCAGCTCCAAGTGGTATTGATTTAACTGTAGTATCTCAACCTATTAGTGATGAAGATAGAACAAACTGGGCAAAAAAAATGGATGCTAGTAAACAATTTAGTAAAATTGAATGGCAAAAATTTCAAACTATGTATAATAATAATGAAATGGCTAAACCTGCATCTGCTCAATTAGGACCAAATATGCTTAGCGCTGCACAACTAGCTAATATTATAGATCCTAGTTTAGTAATGGGTTATATTGCAGGAGGTGGAGGAGATAAAATATATAATGATATAACTAAAAAATTATTAGAAATTGCAAAAAATCGTGGTATTAGAAATTATCCTTGGGGTATGTCAGGAGCTGTATTGGAAGATTTAATTACTTCAAAAGAAGCGAAAGGTTCAGATGCAAGAATAAGACAATTAGCTGATATTGTTCATATTATGTTAGAAGCAACAGAATTTGATGTAGGTTTATTACAAAGAGATTTCTTATTACCAAAAGTTTTTAGAAAAAGATTAGCTGAGGTTGCAGATGCTAAAGATCCATTAAGAGATGAAAAGAGAGCAGAATTTAATAAATTATTAGATAATGTTTTAGTTAATAATAGAATATATCATTATACAGCAGATAAATTAGCTAAACAACTTTTAACAGATAAAAGATTAAGAAATATGCATAAATTTAGTAAATCAGATGATCAATATTTAAAAGAACTTATAGCAGATGCAGCAACCGATAGATCATTAAGAGAAGCAAATCAAATGGATGATGAAGATTTTATACAAAGAAATGCTTTTTATTTACAAGATTTACAAACATTTATTAATAATAGAGCAGATAAAGCAACTTTAACTGCAACTTTGGGTACATATAATAGAAAAATCAGAAATCAAACTGCAGCGGATTATAGAATATTTAATAATAGAATAGATAATTTACAAGATTTAATTGATAATAATCCAAATGATATTGTATCTAAGAAATTACAAGAAATAATTCATAATATAGAAGAAGGATTATTAAATAAAAAAATAGATTTAGAAGAAGCATATGGTAAAATAAACGGAATATATAATCAATTAAGACCTCATATATCTTATGATACAGGTAGAGCTAGATTGAAACCATTAAAAGTATTACAACCTAAATTAGTTACAGAAGAAAGAATAGGACCTCCACAAACAGATCTAGCATTAGGAGATGAAAAACTAGAGGCAGAAAATAAAAATGCTGTTGAAGATTTAGAGAAAGTAGATGAAGAAATGAGAAGTAGAGATATATTTGCTTTTCCTAATTTAAAAGTTACAACACCCAAAGCTATTCCTGTATTATTGAATGGTAAATATTTAAACGGTGATTCTAGAACTCAAGTTGAATCAGCAACAGAATTTGCTTTAAAAAGAAAATTAGATATTAAAGGAGATTTATCAGGTGCAATGACTACAGATTTTAGTGTAACATTAAGAGAGATAGTGGACAAACCTACTATATTGGATGGAATGACTGATAAACAATTAAAAGAATTAGTACAAGCAATTAAAGGTTTAGATAAAGTTATATTTACTGATTTGGCAAGTAAATTTAATGGACCTTTAGGAAAAATAATAAAATTTGATTTTAAAACCTTACCATCTTTTGAAACAGGAAAGTCAGGAAAAATTGCAAGTCCTAAACATGCAAAAAGATTAGCAGCAGCAGGTATTGCTAAAGCTTACGCAGGTGTCACTGTACCATCGTCAAAAGTATTTCAAAATGATATATTAAAATTTGGTGAAGAAGTTAGTAGTGCTTATGATTGGACTAGAGATTTTAGAAAAGCGAAAAAACCTGATATTGGTAAAGGAACTGTATCAGATTTAAAGAAAATAATACCTATAGCAAAAGGAAAACAAATTAAAGCAACAAGATTAGTAAAACCAGCAGCTGTAATATCATTTGCACCTCCAGCAAAACAACCTCCAGAGGCACCAAGAGGAGATGAATTAAAACCTACATGGAAAGAAAAGAAAAAATTTGCTTCCGAATCATTTCAATTAAAGAAAGAAGTAGATAAAGAAACACCTGAATTAATGAGAGCAGAATATGGAAACAAAGCAATAGAATTTCATATTAAAACAGAAGCAGATTTACAAAGAATGAAATCAGAAATATCTAAAATACCTGGTAAATTATATATTATTGATTTGAAAACAGGAAAACTATATCCAATTGAAATAGAAAAAACATTTATTAAACAATCCTATGTATTTATAAAAGATACAAGTGGTGGTAAAGAAGAAACATTAAGTAATAAATTACATGAAGGTCATAAAATTGGTGGATCCTTTGCGTTTCTACCTGTCAAAAACAGAATATTAAGAGAACAAGAAGATTTATTACCTTATATATTTATGAGAAATGGAAACGATAAAGCACCTCAAATGGCACATAGAGCAGCCAGCAAAGAATATTTTAACGATTATAGAGATCAAGTAAGAAAAGAATTAGGTGGATCTGTATGGAGTCATATAAAAAAAGGATTAAAAGAAGTAGGAAAACAAGCAGGTAATTATATGATTAGAAAAAGTATTGATGCAGGTAAAGATTTAATTAGAGATACTAGTTATGAAGGACAAAACTTTATTAATAGAGAAAAGAAAAACGTAAACTATATTGCTAACGCCAATAAACAATTATATAAAAATCCTTCCTTTGGCAATTTAAACAAAGCCATTAATAGAACTGTTTTAGGTGGAGTTAGAATGATAGCACAACCAGCTTTAACTACAGTAAGACAAGCAGCCAATGTCTCCGATTTTGTTAGTGATTTACCTGTAGTAGGAGTAGCAAAAAAATTAGCTACAACTTTTATTCCTGTTGCAGGGGTTACAGATGCTTTAATACATGGAGTTAAAAATGTAGATGAAGGTAATTATTACGATGCAGCTTTAAATGCAGGAGATGCTATACTTGATTCTAGAGTATTAAATGGTTCTGTTGCTTCTGGCGCTAGATTATTACAAATTGCTGCTAAGGTGGCTGATAAATATGCCGATCCTGAAGCACATCAACCAAAACAAATTGCACTTCAAGCTTAAAAATAAAAAATATAAATAAAAAAAGAAAAATAAAAAATCTTAAATTTATATAACCTTGATGCAAATTCCAATTTTAAATTTTTGCAGTTAATGTAACCAACACTTTTTAACAAACAGTAATTTCAACGCAAAACCAAAAATCATGTCAGCAGATCTAAACAATAACAATTTAAATCTTAATGATAATGCAAATTTTGACGCAAGTAAAATCAAGAAGAAAGGAACCAAAGAAGAAGTTCATCAAGGTTTAGCAATACAAACTGGAGGTGGATTAAGAAAAGAAGATCTAATGTTAAATAAACGAGGTAAAGTAGTATCAAAGAAAAGACATGAACACGGAAAAAACCAAGTCAAAAACATTGAAAAATATATTAGTGAACGCAGAAACAAAAAAGAAAATAATGAAGAAGAAAATGAAGAGGAAAAAAAAAATATTATAATTCCTAATGAGCCTATTGAACAGGAAGAAAAAGATAAAAATAAATTATTAGATCTTAAAGATAAGAAAGAAGAATTAATTATCAAATCTAATGAAGCAAACATAAACCAAGATTTAAACAAATTAAATGAACTTCGTAACAATATTCAACAAATAGATAATCAAATTAAACTTAAAGAAGACGCTGTACAAGAAGAAAAGAAAGAAGAAGCTCCAATTAAAGTTATTAAGAAAAGAGGAAGAAAAATTAAAGATATGCCACCATCCATTGAAGAAATAAAATTAAACAAAATTTAAAAATCTTAAATCAAATCAATAAAAAATAAAAATCTTAATTTAAAAATATAAATAAAAATTTACAGTATATGTATATCTTAAGGTTTTCTATGCCAAGTTTACAGATCTTTTTGTTAAATTTTCAAGTGGTCAATCACATTATGAACACATCTCAAAATATATTCCAGTGCATAATTTAATTCATATCAGAACCGCATACAGACGAAAAACATAACAATTTTGACTTTATACCTTTCTTCTGTAATATGTATTGCCCAAAAAAGAACTTACGTTGATTTATTTGCTCATGACACACCTTAAGTCCTTTAAGAAATTTTGTGATCGTATTTTTAGTGAAGTTTTGTTTTTTGTTTTTCTGTGTTTTCGTTTTTATTGGGATTATACCTATATTTAGGATTTGACAGCTTTTCATACCAAAACCTTCAACTTTGATCGAATACCAAAATGCAACATATTTCAATCAATAGCCCAAGAAGATTAGGATGGAAAGTAAACTCGAAATATCAAATGCATTCAAGTTGTAGTTGTATTTTTATAACTTATTTGTGTTCTTTTTCTCACAAAAATATAGAACCTTTAACATTTTTTAATTTGTCTTGACATAACGTAAATTTTCTATAGTCTGTTATTAAAAACAAGTATACGTTTGATATTATTTGTGATTGATTTTTCATATTTTCTTTTCTTAGGTTACATGTTTTATTTCAACATCACACTTCTCATTTGCAGTTTTTGTATAATGGAAGTCCAAACTGAAGACATCAAAGTTAATAATAAATAGATGATGCTTTATAAGTCTTTACATTGCAAGATAAAAACCGTATTCAGCACAAACCATCAAGAAGTATCAATGAATCATGAAGAAGATTTAATAACCCAGAATGTTAGAAGGCTGAAATATTAATGTAAAAGTTTCAATCTTAATGCTATATCAATTTTTTAATTTTTTTTTGCAGTTATATTGTTTAAGATATATTCTAATGTTGGCATCACAATTAGATATTACAGATCCTGATATGCTGAAAACATTACAATCTTACATGGAAGAATTTTGGTTAGAAAATAAAGACACCTTACAAATAGAAGAAAAAGATGAAAAAACAGGAGAAAGTAGAAATGGTGGAATACAATTAATATTTGGCTGCACTACTCCTTGTGTTAAAGAATATGAACTTAAAGTATTTGGCCCTTATACAAACAATAGAAAATATAGCAAATTATATAATGCAGGAAGATCATTAATTAAAAATTATTTTCCTAAATGGCAATGGAATCAAATGTACCTTCATTTTAATAGAGAAGTAGGAAAACATAAAGATAAAGGTTCTATTGATAAATTAGTGTTAATTATTTCTTTCGGCAATTATGAAGGAGGTGAATTAGTTATTATAGATGAAAAAGGAGAAGAACATATTTTCAATGGCAAAAATAAAATTAATATGGTTGAAGCTGTAAAATATGAACATTATATCAAACCTATAAAAGTAGAAGGAAATAATTGTAAATTTTCTTTCTGTTTAGCTTATAATGAAAATTACCCACCTTACGACGACAATTCAATCTTCTATAATTGAAAAAAAGATATATAAAAATTTTACAGTATATATTGATTTAAAATTTGATTTGAATTTGGATGGAGTTAAAAGAAAAAGTGAAAGAAAAAGTCAAAGCTATAACTGATTCATTAGGGACATTTATTCCTAAATACCCAATGGATGATGAAAAAAATTTAAAGCTTGATTACAATTACGAAAAAGCAATTATTGCTGACTTAGAAGAAATGGATTTTGATGCGCCTAGATGGATACCAAAATTTAACTTTGCAAAGGTAGTGAAAGTATATGACGGCGATACAATTCATATTATTGCAAAACCTTTGAATGGCGATGGAGAAATATATAAATTCACGGTGAGGTTAAGAGGAATTGATACACCAGAAATGGGAACTAAAAAGGCAGAGGAAGCAAAAGATTACCTAACTAAATTAATTCTAAACAAGGTAGTGAAAGTTAAAGATATTGGTATAGATAAATATGGAAGAATACTTGCAGAAATATGGGTTAATGCCGAAAATGTGACCGATTTATTGTTAAATGCAAAGTTAGGTTACGGTTATTATGGAGGCAAAAAGAAAGAGATAGCAGAATAAAGAGATAGCAGAATAAAGAGATGTCTACTCTATTTTTCTGTTTCTCCCTTTCATTTAAGTTAGCAATATTACCTTAAGGATTCTAATCCATCTTTTTTGCAATTTTTAAATTCTTTTTAATCTTTATTTTTGATTCTTTTTCTTCTATCGGTTCTAACTATAAATGGTTGTATAGTACCATCTTCTTTCAATATACCTTTATTAATAGGATGACCACTAGCACATATACCTTGTATTACTCGGTGTCTCTTTACAATTCTAACACCTATATTATCTTTCAATATATCTGCATTACCTCCAAGCCATTGTTCTGTATCTTGTTCTAATGTTCTTTCTTCTTCTGGTAATTGAATATCTACAAGTGTTTTCATTCTTTCATAGGTTACAATATCACCTTTCTCTGGGTTTTCTCTATATCCTTTATGTGCTTTCTTTACAATTTTACCATTTTCTGCTGTAACAATATATAATTTAGGAGCAACTATAATAGCACGATCAAAGTATGGCTTGTATTTGTATTTGTTTTCTTTCTTATTTAATTTTTCGTAACATTCTTCTATTTCATTCTTTAAGCTACCTAAATCTTTACCATTACTAGGTCCAATCCATTTATCTTTTAATTCTTGATTAGATTCTAAACATAAAGTTGTAATTATTGAATCTGTATCGCAATAGAGGATTTGGTGATTTTGATTTTGAATATCCAACATTAATCTATATAATTTCATTCTGGCTTCACTAGTAACAGCTGCTGCTAAAGCTACATTACAATCTTTAACTTCAAGATCTTTTAATCTACGAGAAATTACATATTTTCCTATTTTTTCTACATCCATTAATTTTTCTGTTACTAAATCTATAGCCCAATTGCTTTGTTCAGGTCTTGCAATTTCTATACCTTCTCTATCTAATACTTTAAGTCCCCAAACTCCATATAAACTATTAATAATGATTTTCCATGTTTTACTAAGTCCAGGTTTGCCATCTTCTTTTGCTTTAGCTTTCTTCTTAAATAAATCCTCCATACAAGATTCTAATACAGCTCCTTGTTGAAATATTATTCCATTTATAGGTTCAAATTCATAATCTAAACCTTGATCTATTGCAAATTTAATTTCTTCTTCATATATAACCATTTCAGTCCAAGTAGCAAACCATCTAAATACATACATTCCTTCTTCTTGTAATCCAAATAAAGGTTTTCTTATATTAGGATCAACCATATTACCTGCTGCTGCTAATGGAGATCTAACTTTAACTTTCCAATAAGCTGTATTACCAAATATATTTCTATTAACAATTCTTTCTTTCCATAATCCTTTAATCATTTCTGTATTTTCATCTAAGGTTTCAGGAGTAACCATCCATTTAGGTTGTCCTATAGGCATTGGTAATCTTCCTACATCTGGATATAAAGAGGTGAAGTCATAGTAATATACAGGTTGATTTAATTCTCCACAATAGAAGTTTTCACATCTACCACCTCCATATCCTTGTCTAATAAACAAATCCATTTCTCTATCTAATGTATAAATGGATAAGGAAGGATCAATTTGGCCAGTTTCATTAACATTTTTATAGTGATGTTTAAGATAGTATTTCTTAGCTAAACTTGCTCCTGTATTTACACAGGTTATAGGTATTTCAATTTCAGAGGTTACTTCTTTGTCAAATTTAGTTAATACTTCTAATAAACCAAGAACATCACATTTCAAATATTGATCCATTTCATATTTAAACCAATTTTCTTTCCAAGTATCTTTATTTTGTAATTCGTGTACATTAATTTTCTCTTCCATTTTCTTATGTGGTACTTCTAATTCTGAGGTTAATTTTGCTAACTTGCTATCAGGACCAAACAATGGTAAACTATCTCTAATTGATATTTGGTGATATCTTTTCTTTCCTTCTTCATTTTCATATTCCATAAAGATGTTTTTGATATCCATATTAATTAATCTACCATTTAATTCTATTAATTTTTCAGGTACAATTACATATTTGTCTCTATATAATAAATTAGATTGTCCTAATATTAATCTTACATCAAATTTTCCTCCATTGTGAGCATAAAACACAGCTTGATCATATACTGGATTATGTAACCATTCATCTATAGCTTCATTTAAACAATCTTCTCCTAATATTCTTTTATAAGCCATTACCATTTTAGTTGTTTCTTCTCTGCTATATTTAACTTCAGCTTCTATAATTTCATATCCTTTTTGTTCAAATTCTAATTCTTCTTTAATATTTTTAGTTTCTATAGCCCAACCAATAGCATATCCTACTTGATCAATTTCTACCATACTATCTTGATTGTTACCAATTGGATTTCTATAGGATTCTAAATCATATGCAACTATTCTTCTTCCTGTGAAATTTTTGTTTAATACTTTTATAACTTGTAATTGCCTCGGATTTTCCTCTCTAATTAATCCTTTATTTTCTTGAACTACAACATCTTGGTTATCTAATAAGCTATGGTAATGACCCATATTTAACATTAATTTAATACTTCCTTGTGGTTCTCTATTAGGAATAAAGTTGCCAATTACTTCTCCTTGTAAATTCAATACTTCAATATTAAGTTGTTTGTAATTAGAAACTTTCTGTAAATCTTCTTCAGTACCACCTTTCTCATTTCTTGTACCTACTTTACGTTTAAGATTTTTACCAGCTTGATTTTGTGTTTTAGGATTGAATATAAGATCAGGATTTTGTTGATAACCAGAAGCAATTGCAATAGATGTCCATAAACAATTTGTTCTTGATCTTGGATTAATAACTGTATATAATTGCTCTAATCCTTGTAATTTATCTTCTATTGCTTTCTTTCCTCCTATTAATTGTTGTCCTTTAACAGCTCTAACTCTTATTTCAAATCCATCAATCGATACATTTTCTTCTCCATATCTAGCAATTAATTCTGTTATTTTGTTTAGAGCCATATTGTAAGCTCTTAAATAGGCACCAGCCCAAGTTGTACTAGTAATATGTTGTCCAGTTTGATTAGTATAAATAATTACAATTCTCCACATATTAACTTCACGTTCTATAGATCTTCTAATAAAGTTTTCTAAGTTTCTGGTTTGCATTTGAAACATTTGTAAAGGACCGTATAATACTAAATGTTGAAAATCGTCATCTCCTGTTACAATTCTTCCTACTCTTTTCATTTTATTGAATTTAAAACCGAAATAACTTAATTTTAATCCTGGTCTAATTTTGTTTACTCTTCTATATACTGTTGTTAATTGATCAGATAAATTAGGTTCATTTAATTCAATTGCTCTATTGAAGATTTTAACAGAGGTTCTTTCTCTTTTCTTTCTTGCCATTCTATATACTTCTCTTTCTAATACATTTTGGGTTCTTTCAAATTCTCTTCTAGTTATTGTAGGTTCATATATAATGGTTTCAACTAAATTACCTAATTCATTTATTTTCCATCCTTTTCTTATTACTTGTCCTCTTGGTTGCACTTGTCTTCCTCTTCTTGGTCTAGGTTCTGGTCCAAATTTTGGTCTTCTTCCTCTTAATTTCTTTGCTGGGGCTCTATATCTTCCTGTTTCTGGATCTTCCTCAAATGTAATTGGTTTTAATGGTTTCTTAAATTGCACTACCCAACCTGGTCTGTTCTCGTCTTCAAATTCAGCTTCACTTGGGTTATCATATATATCTGGTTGAAAACCTGTGAAATAACCACTAGGATCTTCAATTTCAATATCAGGTTGCATAGGTTCTGGTGGTAATATTCTAGTTACAGATTCTACTTCTTCTTCTGGTGGATAAGTGAGAAATGGGTTGAATGATTCTTCTGATTCTTCTCTTTCTGCTTTTTGTTCTTCTAGTTCTCTTATTCTTGCTGCTCTTGCTCTTCTTGCTGCTGTAATTCTAGAAGCTACATCTGGTAATACAGGTAAAGGTCTATTTGGTGGAATTCTTCTTATTGGTAATCTAGGTTCAATTTCTGGAGAAGGTGCTCTAGGAGATACTGGATAATATATATCTTCTGGTAAAGGTGGTAATCTTGTAAATCTATCTACTAATCCTAATTGTCTTCTTCTTTGTCTTCTTTTTTCTTCTGCTATTCTTCTTCTTGTTCTAGATAAAGCTTCTGATGCAATTCTTCTTTCTGCTACATTTCTTAATTCTTGATCAGTTAAAGGTCTCATTTGTGCTAGAGGTATAGATAACGGACTATATAAATCTGAACTAGTATAAACGGCAGGAGCATTAATAGTTGCTTCTGATAATGGTATTTCTGCTTGTTTTTGTTCTACTCTTCTATATTTTTTTTGCTTTTTACCATATACATTAGGAACAAATTGTTTCATACCTCCAACTAAATTTAAACCTTCTTCTTCAAAATCGCTATCTGATAATTGGTTTTCATCCATATATTGTTCAATATTACCTAATACTATTTCATTTTCTGGAAACACATATGAGTAAATGTCCCATATCAAATAGTCATAGCATACCTTACCATGACTAAGTGGAGTGTAATTTAATAACATATGTATAACCATACCTTTTCTGTCATCTAAATTACATGGCCAGTGTAATCTATTTGACAATTTGCTTGCTTCATTTCTTCCTTTTCCTTTAGTGGGTACTACTGGTAATGGAGATTTTGGTATTCTGCTTCTTCTTACTTCGGTTCTTGCTTCAGGTGTTGCAAATACTATTGGAGGTGCTAGAATAGTTTGTAATGGTAATGGTTCAATTTCTGGTATTTCAATTTCAATTATTTTCTCTTCTTGTGGTGAAAGATTCATATTTGTTGCATATTCTAATTGTTTTTCTATAGGATCTCCTACAGATGGTAATAGATCGAATAATCTGTCTAATTCTATTTCAAATTCTGTTCTTGTTTCTATTGGTAATGGTTGTGGGTTGATATCGTCATCATCTTCCTCTTTCTTTTCTTGTTTAGGTTCTGCTTGTGCTTTCAATTTGAATACTTTCTTCTTTCTTGGTTGTTTCTGTTTCTTTCTTCTTTTGGGTGCTTCTGTATCTGGAAAATCAACTTCATCGTTTAATCTATCTTCTCTAATTAATCTTCGCATAGTTTTACCATTGCTAATCATTCTACCAACTAAACATTGTAATATATTTGAACGGAGATAGATGGAATTTAATTCTACGGTACCTTGTAATATAATAGGTTCTAAGTTGCTATAATGAATTCTATTAAACCAACCAACTCTTGCTATTTTATCTATACCTTCTAATAACGATTCTACTGGAATTCTAGGTTCAATTTCAGGTTCAGGTGGATATATTAAGAAAGGATCAAAGGATTCTTCTCTTTCTTCTAATACAGGTTCAACAGGAGCAATTAAGGTAGGAGCATTATCTGTAACAAACATCAAGGATTCTCTAAAATTGTCTAAACTTTGTTGTACTTGTTCTTGTACTTTTTCGTAGTAGGGGTGGTTTTCTATTTGTTTGAATAATTCTGCAACTTCAGATTGTAAAGTGTTCAAGTCATTCTGTTCTTTATTAATTACACTACTATCACTAGTAGCAAACTTACACATGGCAACAGAATCACAGGTAGTAACATTGCTGCTACTAACTTTACATTTCTTAAGTTGTTTACTCATTTTCTTCATTTGATAGTAAGCAACTCCTAAATCCTCTCCAAAGGTAGCTTGCCATTTGTTGTACATGCTATCTCTGGATCTAACAGATAGTGAGTTAAATTCTGTTACTACCAAAGTGAAGTAAGAGCTTAATCGGTGTTTTCCATAGTTAGCTCTTAAACTATCTAATTCTGCTACAATAGGACATGCTTTAGTCTTATAGTAGTAGGCGAGATAGAGAGTGTGAAAATTGTTAAAGATTTTATTCATCTTTTTGTTTAAGATTTTTTATTAAAGGTTTTTTTTGAATTTCCTTTGAATTTTGATGC